GTTTGGTTAAATCGGACAAAGCCACCCACCTACGACGAATTCTCGTCCTAGGCCTCTGCGGAACCCCAGATGTCCATTTGGTAAATGGGTCTGGTTCTTCAGTAAAGAACTGAAGCAGCGCAGAGTCGTCTCCGACTGGAGTCCTGTTTTGCGTCGCTATAAGCGACGCTACCAAGACTTCTTCCCTTTGAAGTGACGCATTATAGCGGGTTTTAAAGCCCTCTACATTGTGCCCAAGAAAGGATACCAGTCCGAAGACACCTGATCTCACATGTACCGTCGGAATGTCCGAAGGTATGGTCGACGCTAGTCGATCTGCGGCGTTGAGCAGAAACTTCTTGTAGAAGTTATTCCGCGTCTCCACCGTACTAGCTAGAGATTCAGGTTTGCCATCGTTGAAGCTGCGCCAGTAGGCTGGAGTGATAACACTCCCTCCGAAAGCGTCAATGCCGCAAGACTCTCTGAACATTCCTGTCCAGAAAGACTTTTGAGCATTAACCTTGAAGTCCAAGACTTCAAGAGCTTCAAAGAGTAGCTCCCGACAGTCGACGGGAATGACTATGTCATCCCCGAAGACGGCTACCTCTCCTGCTAACATCTCAATATTCTTCTTCGTAGCTCTCAGGTTACGTTGCGTAAGCACCGTAGCGAGACAGATACTTAGGAAAATAAGAGACTCAACAGGAAAGGTGCAGGCGTTGCCCATAGTTGAGAATTTTCTCAACCGTATCAGAGGAGGCACCTTATCGGTGATATCCTGTGATACTACTTGGGTACGAGACGCTCTAAGGCAGCGTAAGAGTTTCGGATTACTCCGAAACATCTGCCCAACAGCGTGACAAGTGACACGATCGCTAGCCGCTGATAAATCAACGGTAGCAAGCGTGCCGCTCCTGGACCCCACGACACAAAGCTCTTGGTTAAGCGATTGATCGTTAAAACGAACAAATCGATTAATCCAAGAACACTTGGATCGTTGGCGAAAGTAGTGCCAGATATTTTGCTGGCACCACTGATTCGCACTCGGCTCCGCGGCAATGAGCCGCGGCTTCGAGTAGGTCTTCGGAACACATACCATTCGAGAAGGAAGCTCTCTTGAGCTAATATCTCGCCCAGTATGTACTCGGTCTGCCCAACTGCTATGACTATGGAAACCACAGTCGGCAATTGGATACTCGGATTCCAGGGTATCTGACCAGTTAGACCAACAGTATTTGTTGGCCGGTCCACGATACTCTGAAACAGCACCTGGTCCATGTCTGAACCGCCATACACTCGGATCATAAGATCCGAGCGTTGCGGTAACGAGACTTGACACGAAGTCAAGTTTCGCCAGGAGGACCGACAGTCTCCTTCGCTTTTGCGAAGGAAAAGACTCAACTCGTCCCTGATAGAGGCTCGACTTATGAAATCCTTCATAGGTTAAGCCTCCTGTTGACTTCTGTGCCTCAGCTGATCCTCGCGGATCTGCTGGGTCAGTAGGTTCAACAAGGCGAGTTCGCGAATCCTCGATTCCGTGTGAATCTTCACAAGGAATTCGATCAGAGTTGCAGTGTCCAGCCGAAGGGCTGGATCCTCCAATTCCGGATTCACAGTCACCAGTTTGCCAAAAGCTTTCAGGCTCCGGCAGACTGCTGTCAGTGTCATAAAACTCACGAACTTCCCGTTCGTTAGCTTCGACACTGCAAGCGAGTTTACCTTTCTTGAAAGCCAGCGTAAGCTGGCGAATAAAGAAAAGGGCCTCAACATTGCAATCCTCCTTCAGAGAACCCGAACCGTGAAAAACCAGTAAGTAGAGTCCCCGAAGAAACTTCGGAATCACTACTGTATTAGAGTACCTCTTAGTTAGAGGTAACCCTGATAATTTGTACTGGCCGCATGATAGACACCTATCAAAGTGTTTACCAATAGCAGGAAGGTCTTCGAGAAAAACTCGAATTCCTCGATGCTCCACGGTTCTCTGGAGACGGGCGAGATCACTCTCGAATTCGTCTCTCAGGGTCGGGAATGCGTGGCCAGCATCCGCGAGGATGCCAAGCCACAAGTTCTGCAGTTCCCTAACATGGCATTTAGACATACTCGGATTAACTCCGTGAAATGTCCCATGCTGTTAGGTACCACACCACTCAATGGCCAAGCATCCGAGACTTCGCCCTCTTACTACAAGTAAGAAGCGCCCTCTTTACAGAGCGGCGTGCTAATCTCAGGATTCCCAACCATTCAAGCTAACCAGGAAAGCATTCGTCGAGAGGATCATAAGATCCGCAACGGCGTCTGCCAACGCGGTAGCTACGTCGCCAGGCTGCGTCTCGATCACGAAGTAGAACTTGCGTTCATACTGCGGGACCGTTGACGTTGCGAAGATGGTTTGCACCACTTCGAAATTGTGCCTGTCGGCCGTATAGGGGCGCAGCGCGGTCGGTCCCACTTTCGTGTGACGGATCCGAGCTCGGTACTCACCAAGCGTCTCCCGGAGAAGGTATTCGCTAGAATACCCATCCTGGTTGATCTTGATAAGAACCTTATCGCCACCAGCTTGAGGAAGAGTAAGTGTGTTGCCCAACATGGAACTGTCTCCTAACAGAACTAACTTCCCAACGGCTATAGCCGCTGGGCGGCTAACGCTGCTAGGATCGACCACTGCCCATTTGTTAAAATAGGCAGTTGAGGAAAAGGGACGGGTAGCACAGGAAAGACAACATATCTTTCCTTACGTGTCATAACCAATCGGTACGTCTGGTTTCGAAGACCAGGTATAACGAAAGGATGTGACGGGTTTACATAAGAGTCGCAAGCCATCCGGGCTTCCGAAGTCCTCATGTAACACACATTGTGCCAAGTGCAGCCAACTGAGTTGTTGGTAGCGGCGATAAGATCGCCGGTATTGCCAAACCAGTCAGCCAGCCACGACCAGGGAGTTAACTCCCAAGCCGCGGCCAATGCTTCATGACTCGTGATACCAAAGGTTAGGGCGAGCGCCTTCTTTCGAAGAGGCTCATACCCGAGCTGAGGTAGTAGCGAGTTCGGTAGCAGTTTCCACTGCGCCGTACCCCATTCTCTTTTGGAGTATGTGGTCTGAAACATTCCACCGACTACACAACCCTCCGAGTGAACCGTAAGGTTCGTCGGCGTTGTTTTGACGATGGTAACACCAAGCTGCACCCTCCTTTTCAGCGTCTCACCATTCCGAAGCCTCAGCAACATCGTAGTGCGGTCATCGACCGCCTTCTGAAATCGCCAAAGCTTCCGAAGATCGCTAATCATTGGTTTAATGGCCCATCTCCAACTGAGATAACCATTAGAAACAGCTTTTAACAAGCCGTTTCCGTAACCTTTGACTAGTCCAGGAAGGTCCTTCAACTCGCCGACAAACGTAGGTACGCTCACATGAGGTACAGACGGATTTGTCTTCGCGAGTATTTCCCACGCCAAATTGTTCTGATCCAACAAAGTTGGAACAGGCCATTGAGAGCGCGGGTCTGGTACTGCAGGCTGAAACCCGACGGGACAGTTAGTCCACACTCGGCCGTTTCCTGTGCAGTTCAGAGTCGGATAAAACTGATCAGATTCCATCTTAGAGAAATTCATCGGTGTGATGAAATCTCCTCCGATAGAATCATCGCAGGTTCTCCGAAAGCCATCCGTCGCATTTCTCGAGAAGGAATTGGGTGGAAATATGGTTTGATAAGTACCAAATTTCTGAGCCCGAAAATCCTGCTCTCGATGACGTAGCGACGACATGGTTGACCTTCCATGAGACGTTTCCTCAGGGAGACTAAAAGTCATTCCG